TATAATTAAATAAAGTTTGATTTCTACCATCACCTTCAGACATTGAGCTAAAATCAATATCACATTTAACAGGCTTTAAATAGAAAGGTACTACATTGTACTCTTCATCTTCAAGCTTATCATAAATGATCGGTCTTACCTCGTCTTTATATTTAACTACAGCATAACTATTTTTAACTCCAACTTTAATATCTGCTTTTAAGCCACAAGCTAAATTTACTCCTGTGTAGCAGCTATTAACATCACTATTTTTAAAGTAGAAGTGTTTACCTCTTGAAGTTTGAACTACTCTACAAATTAAACCTAAATCTTCTACTAAGTGCATCATCTTTTCACTATCTTTTTGGTTGTCTATATCTATAAGTATAGTGTCTTTAGCTAAAACACCAGCATACTCATCATATTTAGATACTTCTTCTAACGTTAATAAAGGTGCATCTTTAAATTTTAAGAGTGGTTTTTTATTCTTTGTAGGAATATAACCTCTGTACAAATTAATCACCTTCTTTTTCTAGTAAAATATATTTTTTGCCGTCGATCATAACTGCTTTAATAGAAACTTTAGAACCTTCTTTAATGTTTAATTCATTTCTAATAGTAACTGGAATAAGTACTCTTCCGGCAAAATCTAAAGTCTTCTTATGTTGTGTTGTGTTCTCCATATCTCTTTTACTCCTTTCCTACAAATTGTTCTAATCTTGTATAAGCTAAGTCAATATAATATTTTTTATCTAACCAGTTTGGTACTTTAGCATCTTTAATATTACTATTAACAATCTTACAGTTCTCTGGAACATTACTAAATCTATCTCTTTTAACTCCATCAGTAAGAAGCTTACACTTAAATATAGTAGTGTCATTCTTATCTAAAGAAGCAAATGCTCTATAACTCTTCCAATAATATCTAGTGTTATTATGCTCTACAAAGTCATACTTACTAGTTAACTTATAAACTTTTTGGAATTTAATTAACTCATCACAATTATTAATAGTATCTTCGATCTTTATATCTTTAACAAAGTAATTAATTAACGCTTCATTAACTATAGGTAAATCGTAGTCTAATTCTTTTAACTCTTTAACGTAAGCACCTTTACACTTCCATCTAGGTTTACCTTTCTTATTATATAACTCACCAGTAGGTACGATCGCATAGTTATTAACATCTTTTTGGAATAACTTCTTAGCGTAAGTAAACTCCATTGAAAGACCTGTTCTAGTTTCCCAGTCATTAATTATTGAATCAACTAACTCAAAATCTTTCTTTTTAATCTTAAATAAAATACCATCAGTATTGGTTTGTTGTAACGTGATATAAGGCTCTAAATGTTCTATTAAATCTAACATTAATAATTGGCCATAAATACATACTAAGTTTTGATTTAACTTATCATATAAAGGGTTATATTTATCACCCATACAACCGTATGTAGTGTTACATATTTGTTTATATAAAGGTCTTCTAGGGTCACCATTATTCTTCATTACTAAGTTCTTAGTGTATATATCTATAAAAGTTTGTTTAGACTTAATAGCTCTAGGTAGTAAATCATACATTATCATTATCGTTGGATATAGACTACTAACGTCAGCTAAAATCATAAGCTCATCATCTTTACAAATATAACTATATTTCTTTAATGCTCCGTGTAAACCACCCCAAGCAAAGATATGTGGACATCCTGCAATTGTTGTTTCAAGTTTACTATCATAACTGTAGTTTTTTGAGTCTAAATACCAATTTAACACATATTTATACTTTTTTACGTCTAAGTTACTAGGAATTCGTAAACTCCATTCATCTGTAAAACTCTTTTTATGAGTTACAAGAATTACAGCAATTAACTGTGCAGTAGTTTTTGTGATATTAGACAAAGGTAAATTGAACTCATTAATTAAACCTAAATGTGTTTCAAACTCATCTTTTCTAATTTTAAATACTTCAATAGTTTGTTCTACATCGTGAGTACAATAATAAATAGTTTGTTCCAACTCTTCTTTAGTTAATGGTCGATCAATATTAAAAGGAACTGTTGTTTCTCTAATATCATTTCCCATAAAACATTCTAGTGTTTTTAGACCATAATCAGTTAGGCCTTTATACACATCATAATTGTAAAGTTGTATTTTATTAAACGCATTACTATACTGCCAACCTGGTTTATCTTGACGAATTAAATGGTCATTTATAAGATAAGGGTCCATATCAAGTAAGATACCTTTTAATATATACTGGTCATAACTTCGTGAGTTAAAGCCGATCCATATGTTATCTTTATTTTGCTCATAGAAGCTCCTTAATTGACCTACGTTGTTATGTATTACCGTTTTAATATTATTTATAGGGTCTATGATTACAACCAACCAATCGTATTTAAAGACCTCAAAATCGTAAAATAATAACATCATTTATCCTTTCTAAGCTCTCTACGAGAACGTTAACTTTTAAAAGTAATATAAATATCAATTAACATTCTCGTAGAGCTGCTATTATTAATTAATCTGCAAATACACCTGTTACTTTAACATCTGGGAAGTTGTTTTTCATTGTGTATTGAATTTCATAAGTGTTATGTTCAACATTTTCACAAATATCTAATAATAAATCTTTATAATCTTCAAAATCAATAAACTCTACTTCGAATTCAGGTTCTAAAGATTTTAATAGCTCATTAAATAAGTGAAGACCTAAAGCAGATAACTCTCCATTTTGAGTTTTACAAACTAACATTTTATTTAAGAATAAACATTGTTTAGCATACTTACCTTCAACAATTCTAAATTGAATTTTACCCATTGGCATACCTGGTTGTTTAGCTTTTTCACCAGTTTCACCTAATTCGATTTTTTCTACTTTAACGATGTACTTACCAGTTGGTACTTCTACGAACGCATTTTCTTTTGCTTTATTTACAGCCTCTTTTACATTTTTTAAATCAATATCAAACATTTTAATTTCCTCCATTTATTTTATTTACATATTTTAATATTTCTTTAGCAATTTCATACGGTGTGTTATGTGAAGTATTGAACATCAATGTGTGATAACCATTATCTTTTAATTGGTTGTATACTTCATTAAACTCTTTTGTGTGAATATCATAATCGATCGATGGTTCTTTCGTCATTTTACAACGAATTTCCCAATCGTCTTTGTCAGCAGTTAACAATACATTTACTGTATGCTCTTGATTTGTAATATCATATTTGTAGCCTCTATTAAATAGTTTAGTATATACAACCATTGTCATATAACCTCTAGCTGTACAAATATATTTAGCATTTTGTAGATAGTAAATGTATTGACGAATAGTATCTTTTCCTGTTTTATCGATACCGTCTAAAACGATATTATAGACTTTCATCATCGTTAGTTAACCACTTTTCTATCATTTCTGTTTCACCTGGAAGTAATAACTCAGGTTCTTCGTTATACATTCTAATTAACTCTTGAGTCCAAGCTAATTTCTTATAATCTAATAAACAATTATCAGTAGCTTCAGTTACATATTTATTAGCATCAGGATAACGTTTATATGAGTTACCAAACATTGCATCACAGCAAGTTGATACTTTTTTATTAGCACCAGCAGCGTCACATTCATCTAATAAATAGTTATAAATATATTTATCTAACTCATCTAACTCAGTGCTATTATTAACTTGATTTCTTAGCTCTTTAATAGTTAATCTACACAAGTAATTAATTTCATCGTGTGTATTATTATCTAGTCTTTGACCACAACATCTTTGGAATAAAGGCATTGTAAATGATGCAGATAAAGCAGCTGTTTGGCCATTTAATAAACAATATCTAGCATCTTGATATGGAATATTAGTAGTTTCTTTCTTTTCATTACCTTTAACCATATCATTATATAACTCAGTGCTATCTTTAATTAATTTAATAAATCGATCACGATACTCAGAGTTATAAATATTTAATGGAATTACTACATCGTGATTTGTAGGTTGTGGCATTTGTGACTCAGAATTAAACATCCAACCACGTTGTCTAGTTATTTGTGCTAGACATACTCTACTAATTCTTTTAAACACTACTTGAATCATAATTGCTTCTTGTGGTGCAGGATTTAAACGCTTAGCCAAACTATCTTTAATAAATGTTTGAACTAATTCATTTTGAGGATTGTACTCAACATCGTGTAAACTTATCCACGTTTGTTTAAGCATATCCCACATTATTTTTCCAGGATGTTTTGTAAAATCAATAACTTCAACAGACATTCCTTTATATCCATTTTTAATCATTTGATTGTCCTCCTTTATTTACTAAAGTGTTCAACTTACGACGATATTCTTCTAAACGAGTACGTGTATCACTCTTAATTTTATAAATATCAGTGTGATTATTTCCTAATGATATTTCGTGTTCAACATATTGATAAACAGATAAAGCATCAGCATATACTACAACAGTGTTAATTAGTTCATTATCACAGTCATTCATTAGTTTAGAATATTTTCTAAAATGTTCATTAAAATAAGTGTCTTCATACTGTTTCAATATTGGTCTAAGATTTAATCTCTCTTTAACATCGTAAGTTATATCATTTAACTCAATCTCAGGCATATCGTGTAAAATAGCTTTAATTAATACTTGAAGTTTTAATTCATCATTTAATTGATATTGGTCACAAATTTCTAAAGCTAATAAAGCTACAAAGAACGAATGCTCAGCGACACTTTCAGTTGAGATTTTAGTTCTAGAATTATATCTCATTATGTTTTTTAGTCTATAAATATATTGTAAATCATCAAAATTTAGTCTCATTCTATATCACCTTTATATGAATCATATACATCTTTAAAATTATTACTTTCGTTTAACTCAAATAATAATTGAATTTGATTTACTACATAGTTACCTGTTTTAGCTAACATTAAATTAAATGGTTTATTGCCATTGGTTTCTGAGTAGTAAATGATCGGTTTTTTACAAGCATAAGCAAAACCAGCTTCCCAAATAGTACCAGTATCTTTATAATCATATATAACTACTACTACATCTGCTGCTTTAATAGCTTCAATATTACCTATAAGAATTTGAGTCATTACATTATTTGTTGTAACACCTTTAATAATTTCTCCTTCTTTACGAGGATTAAATACATCATATGAATCTTTTATTGTATTATAAATCCTAGTGTGTAGTTCTTCTTGTTCAGGAGTAAACCATCCACCAGCTAAATACACTTTCTTTTTCATATTATTCACCTACAGTTCGTCTTCTTCGTCTAGTTGGTGTTGCGTCAGCTGTTTCAATTGGTTCAGGCATATTAAAACCACCTTCTGCTAATTTTTCAGCTAATGTTTTTCTACTTCTTTTAGGTTCTTCTACTACTTCTTTAGCAGGTGTTACTACTTCAGTATCGCTCATATCTGTTACATCTTTTTTAAGTTTAGCTTCATCTTGAGCTTTTTCTGCTAAATACTCTTTGTTTTTTTCTCGCATTTCAGCTTTGAAAGCTTCACGTTGTTCATCAGTTAAACCATCATTAATTTTTTTACGTTCTCTACGTTTAGGTGTTTCTTCAGTTGGTGGAACTGTATCATTACTAGGTTTATAATCTTCAACACCAGCTAATTGTTTAACACTTTCTGTAGCAATAGCTTCTGCTGCAATTCTAGTCGATCTACGACTACCTCTTGTTGGTTTTTCAGCTAAAACACCTTTCTCTTCAATAACTTCATCTGATAATTCATAGAACTCACGAATAATTCCATCAACCATCTTTAAGTCATTATCAATTAAGAAGTTATTAAACATTCCCATTGGTGATTTACAAATATCTTTACCTGAGTTTTGAGTTTGGAAAGTATAAACACCATCAATAACATTTGTCATTAAAACGATAGTTGCTGTACCTTCAACAGTTAATTTTTCATCTAACATTTTACCAATTGTTTTAACTTTGATATTTCCATCACTATCTTTTTCAGTGTGCAATAAGAAATAAACAATAACATCTTCAGGTAAATCATCTGTTGCAGATAATAAATCATAGAAATTTTTACCGATATCAGTAAACTTTTGCCAACTTTGTTCTTGTGCTCGTCTAAAGAACTCATTACCCATTACGTATTGAGCATCATCGATAACAATAACTTTCTTATCTGTAGACTTCATTCTACGGATAATTTCAGACACTTTATCACTTACAAAAGTGTCTTCAAATTTACCTCTAAATGGCAACTGTTTGTTAATTGATTTAATTAAACAAACTTCGTCTTTTGCGAAATTACGCATCGAAGTGGATTTGCCGGTACCACTTTGACCGATAATTAAAACTTTTTGTCCCATAGTTTTACTCCTTTTTCATTTCTTCTAATTCTGATGTATCTTCACCATTACTTTTGCAATATTTTTTAAACTCACAAAAGAAACAATTAGTACCTTTGTTAAATGTTTCATCTTCGATACAGTGTTTAGTATCGATTAAAAATTTAATAACATAGTTAATATCATAATTAACTTGTGCTATTTCAATTTCAGCATTTTTTAAATCTTCGATTAATTTAGTTTGGTAGTTTTTATCGTTATAATCTTTAACTTTAATTTTAGGAATAAACACATAATACAAATTACGTATTTTATCTCTATTATTTTTCTCGAAGAAGTATTTATATAAATGTAATTGTTCATCTTTTAAATAGTGAGATTTATTATTACTATATTTAAAGTCATACAGATCGTAAGTTTTATAACTTGTTGGAGTATATGTTTTATTACCAACTGTTACTTCTTCATTTGGTACTTCTACTAAATAATCGATATAACCAACAAAATCTTTATCTTCGATTTTGTCTTCAAAATAACCATCTTTAGGAATAGCTTCTTGCACTTTAGGAATTAAATACTCTAACTTAATAGCTTCATCAACCATTCCTTGAGTTACACTATTATAATTACTAAAATACTTTTTAATTGCAGCTTCAATACCTTCATCAATACCTAAGTGCATAGCTGTACCTAAAACTAAAGCATTGTCCACTCTAAAATCAAATTTAGCTTTTAGTTTGTCAATATATCTTAATTTGTATAGATACGGACAAGTTCTATAAGTATCAATTCTGCTGTGTGACGCTTGCATCTATTATTTCACCTAACATTTTATAAATTTGTTTTAGCTTGTCTTGAGTATCTTCTTTACGTTCATACAATACTTTAGTTGAGTGTATATTATTATAAACCTTAATAATATCTAACTCAGTTTCACCATCTTTATCATTTAAGTTTTTATCATAACTAAATGCAGATGTGACCCACTCACCAGTATGTATATTAGTTAACATATCATCATAACAAACTAAACATTCTAAACCATTTCTTAGTTTGACAAACATACCTTTTTTTAAATCAGCTTTTGTCATTTATACCTCCATCATAATTGCTTGATATATCAGATAAGCAATTTCTTTATAATCATATAATCTACTATCAGCTACATTATCTACAAAACAACACTCAACCAATATAGCTGGACATTTAGTGTTCTTAATAACATAAAATTTAGAACCATCTTTTACACCACGATTTTTATAACCCATTGTGTGTAAATTATCACAAATACGAGTAGCAAGTGGTAGCTTTTGACCTTTCCAAGTATAAGCTTCAACACCATTCCCACCACCAGCATTAAGATGGATAGAGATAAATAGTTCAGCATTCTCGTTATTAGCTAGGTCAACCGCTTCTTTTAAGTTATCATTGGAACGGTCAAATACAGCCGGGATAATTTCGTGTTTACTAGTAGATAACAAATTCATTAAATGGTAAGCAATTCTACGTGTTTCAATTGATTCGTTAAGAAGTTTGTTAGCACCAGTTCCTTTACCAAATTTAGTGTGTCCTGCGTTAATAACTATTTTCATAGCACTACATCTCCTTATATAAAATCACTCATTTTAAACCAACCATCAAACTCATCAAGTTCATCACCAAATTCGTCAAAGTATGTATTAGGTAACATATTCATCATACGTTGTTCATTCAATAATCTACTAATAAGTTTGATACACTCGAATTTATTTAAACCTTCATAAGAGTATTTTAAGTTAGTTAATAATTCCTTTTGTTTTTCAGTTGGTTCTAACGCTCTTTTAATTTGTTCTTTTGTTATTTTTACCATCTTTTTTTCACAGCACTACATCCTTTCCAATTGGTTCATAATGTTTTAAGAACTCAATCAATTTTTTAAATTTATCATACCCACTAGGGTATAAAACAAGTCCTATTCCACCACATTTTTTAATTTGCTCTATGTGGTATAGTTGTAATTCACTAGGTTTTCCATTAGGAGCTTTGAGTTCTACACCTAAGAAAAAACCATTACAATTGATTAATAAATCTGGAGTACCAACTCTACTAAATCTATCTCCGTGAGTTTTGATATAATAACAACCTTGTTCATCTAAAAACTTTTTAACTTTGGTTTCAAACTGTTTTTCAGCTGCTATATGTCATCAGCTCCTATAAAGTGTAAACGACCACACTCAGGACATTTAAAATAATAAGAATACGAAAGTGTAGCCATTGAATATCTCAAATCTAAATCATCGTTTTCAAGTTCAAATTCGCAACCACAGCTTCCACATTTATATATAAAATTATCTTTAAAATATTTTCCGTGTTTAATTATTTTCATAACTCTAACCATTTACCTTTGTTGCAATTTTTTAAGAAATTCCAAATACGCTTTTTGTCAAAATTAAAATACTTTTCAAAACAATATTCAGCTAATCCATCATAATTCATATAGAACGATAAATTTTTAAAGTCTTTTTTAGTTGATGGTTGTTTTTTATAATATCTATATAACGCTAAACCTAAACCTGTAACATAACTAAATTGATCGTCTTCGTGACACTTAACAACAGTCTTAAAATCACCAATTTCAAGAATAGTTGCGTTGCCGTTGAACATTACTCGTTTTACTTTAGCAGGTACTATAAAACTATGACTTAGAGTTTTATCACTACTAGGTTTACCTAAATCAACACCTACTGCAAATCCAACTTTATCTAGAGGTGATATATTTGGGTTAGCTTTTAACCATTCATCCACTCTGTCTTCAATTGAAAACTGTGATATATATGGACTATAAGTAAATATTGTACAGTCTGATATTTGATTACCAATAGCTTCATCTTCAACTAATTTATAAGTTTTACCACAATTAAGTGGTCCGTATATTCGTTCTAGTGGTTTAACCTCAATTTTATATAAGCCATCACTATTTCCGCATTGACTTACTATGTTACATTTAATTTCTTTCATACTCATTTATATACAGCTCAATGTTATGTAATTTACTTCTTAAGTGATTATTCTCAGCTTTTAACTCTTGGATAACCTCTCTTAAAGCTTTATTTTCTAACACCAATTCTTCATTGTTCACTGTACTTCTACTCCTTTTCTTTCTTAAATGTATAACTAACACTTGCACTACGTTTAGTAACTTTAGTATAATCAGCTAGTAATTCTTTGTATAATTCAGGTTCTTTCTTTTCAAAAGCTTTCAAATCAACACTTACAGTTTCACTTGCTTTCTTATGACTAATAGTTACTTGATCGTTTTTAAAACCTTCTTCAGGTAATTCTTTCTCAATTTCTTTCTTAATGTCAGCAATTTCTTGCTCTAGCAATTCTTTTGCTTTGACTTTCTCACAAAGCACATTAATTAATGTTACGTTCACAGTTTCTCCTCCTTTTAAATAACAACTATACGAACAGTAATTTTTAATATGACCATTAAGTCTTTTACGATAACCATTATGGTCTAGTGGTCGTAAAAATTCTTTTCCACATTTATGGCATTTTAATTTTTTCACAATTCCTCCTTAAATAACTCTTCAGTGTAATCTTTTCTCATAGCTAAAGTGTCATATATTTTATACTCAATTCCTGTTTTTAATTGATAGTAAAAACAAGGTTTTTCTTGACCTATACGATGAATTCTTTTCTTACTTTGTTCGAATAAATCGCTAGATAATGGAGGACTAAAATATACTATCTTATTTGCTTTTTGTAGATTTAAACCATAAGCACCACTTTGATATTGGACCAAAATTACGTTAGAATCGTCTTTCTCGAAGTCAGTTATATTTTTATTAGTACCATTACAAAAGCTCATCCTGCGTCCATTTTGAGTACAAATTTCAACTAATTTATCTAATTCGTTATTAAAATTATAAAAGACAACTAATCGATCATTTGTACTGTTCAATATATCTTCAAAAGCTTCTAATTTTTCTTTGTGATATGCTGAACACAACATTCTACTATAAAGTAATTTAGTTAAAGTAGTATCACCTACAAGAGTTTTATCATCTATTTCGATAATAGAATCTTTCTTAAATTTCTTATACTCTTTTGTCTCATCACATTTAATATCTATAAAGTTTTGAGTAGGTAAGTCCATTACTTCTTCTGTCTTTTTAAATAATGCACCATATTGTCTTAGTTTACGTTTTAATCTATCTATATTTTTATAACCACTAATTACTGGATAACCATCACTAGATAATTCATACACTACATACTGTCTATAAAATAATTGTTTACTTATACTCCAACCTAGTAAATGGCATTGTGACCATAATTGTTCATATTTACCACTAATAGGTGTACCAGATAAAAGTATTACATTTGTAGGTTGTAACTTTTTAATAATAAACTTAGCTCGTTTAGATGTCTCATTTTGAATTAGACTAGATTCATCTAACATTAGTGTAAAATCTTTCAAGTCAGATAGTACTTTTCTACGCCATACTAAGTCATAGTTGATGATACCTACAAAATGATGTTCTGGTTTAGAGTTGTTGAAAAATATTAATTCTTCTAAATCGTTTTTATTAGTACAATCTAATACGTGATAGTCTTTAAAGTAATATTTACTAAAATGTTTATACCAATCATCGATTTTACTTTTCTGACAAACTAGTAAAATGTTTTTATCAAGTGATACTGCTTTCTCACTACCTATGAAAGTTTTACCCTAAACCCATATCATAATAATAAGCAACTTTATTATTATCTTTACTTTGTTCTAAAGCTTCTACTTGATGAGGATATAGTTTCATACACATCACTTCCTTTCTATATATTCGTATAACATCTTTTCACTTATGTGATATGACCATCTACTACTCATTTTAAGTGCTGTACCAATTGGTAATCTTTGAGTTTGTAAGCCATATCTTACAAATTGTGGTGAAACTTTTAAAATCTTAGCAGCCTCAAGCACATTCACGAGTAAACCCTCCATTGAAGAAAATTTGTAACATTTCGCTTTCAGTCAATTCATACATTTTACATATTTCTTTCACTTCTGATAATTTAAAATCACTCAATCCATCGATCTTTAATGATAGCGTTTGACGGCTAATTCCTAATTTTAAAGATAGTGTTGTTATGTTATCATCGTTTAACAACATAACTGATTTAAGTAATTTTGAGTTCATTTAACATCACCTCTCGTACAATTATTATGGTATAACATAATAAATCGATATGAAATATGATGTTAATTTTTGTGTCGATTAAGTTAATTTTTTTTAACTTAATAGTGAAATTTCTTCATAGTTGGAGTTAAGTCTTCAAACTTTATATGCGTGTATCGATCTGTTATAGTTTTATCGCCGTGACCAGTTATTGCTTTAATATAAATATCGTTAAGCTCTAATCTTCTAGCTTGAGTTATAAAACTATGTCTACAATTATGCAATAACTGTTTAAATGATTTTACATAATCAAATACTAATTCAGTATCAATAGTTAAATCTAAAGTATGTATAAATGGCTTTAACTTATCGTGAATTGGTATTTTTCTATTTTTAGCATTTGGTGTTTTAGTACCATCAACAATCATATTATTTTTATCAACAATAGTTATAGCATTTAATTCTTCTCTACGCATTCCGGTGTATAAGTAAACTAATACATATTTAGCTAATTCATTGCCTTCGTGATAATCATTCCAAACTCTTTCAATTTCTTTTTCAGTGAAAGGTCTACGTTCTTGTTCTTTAGTCTCAGCTTTAGGTATTATTCTTAAATCAATCAATTGACTATAATCTTTAATTAAATAGTCGTGTCTCATAGCATAAGAGAAAATCATTGTCATAACGTTTTTAATTACTCTTTGATTACCGTCAGACTTCATAAATAGTATATCTTCTAACTCGTCTAGTGTTATTTCACGTATTTTTCTATTATGTAATACAGACAAATGTAAATTATAAAAATTACGATATTGTTTAGCAGTATTTGCTGCATAAATTGGAAATACTTTTTCTGTAACAATTTCATATACTTCACCTAAAGTAATATCTTTTGTTTTAGATAAAGGGTCATTATGATAATTATTTAAAGCATTATATGCGTCATTGTAAGATTTATAATAACCTATTGATAACCACTTAACTTTGCCATCTTCAGTAAAACCATCATTTACTCGTGCTCTCCAAGGGTTTCTTCTTTTTCCACCTAATTTAGAAATATTTCCAAAACCATTTGGCAATTTCATTTTTGCCATACTTAATCACCTCCGATAAAAAGAGTATCATACCTACTTAAAATGTAGGTTAGATTAAGTTAACAAGTGTAAAATATGTGTAAAACTCACAGTATTTTATAGTATTTTACAGTAGCTTAAATGCAACAACCGCAACAAACTGTATATTTTTTAAGGTGTGTAAAATTTAACATAAAATTTTTACACGTTAATAAATCGTTGATATACTTACATTTGTCATCTAATTTGTGTAAAATATGTGTAACTCATTAACTATCTTAATTATACTCTATTTATCGTGTTTTAGTAAAAATAATTAAAATTAATGTAAACCTGTAGAACCAAAACCAGCAGTGTTTCTTTCTTCACCAAGTTCTTTAACTAATTCGATTAAGACACAAGGCATAATTACTAATTGTGCAATTTTGTCACCATTACAAATAGACATATCTGAACTAGTGGTATTAGTCACAATAGCGTGAATTTCACCTCTATAACCTGAATCAATTGGAGCTAATTCACAAGTTAAACCTTTACTACTTAAACCAGATCGAGGACAAACAAATGCAACAAATCCGTCAGGTAATTCTAAACCAAAACCTAATGGAATTTTTGTAGATGAATTAGCTGGAATAAATTTAGGTTTATCTAAATGAGCATATACATCAATTCCTGCATCATTATAGTGTGCTCTTACTGGTTCTTTTTCATATCCATAGTCTAATAGTTTAATTTTCATTAATACTCCTCCTTTCTTATTATTTTACCATAGCTTTACGAGAACTTTAATTAGTAATTATATTACTTTTTAAAAATAATCTTCTCGTACGAAGCTTATTCTAACATTTTAGGAACTTCTGCTTCTTCTAAAGCATACTCTGCTTTTAATTTAGCTGCATCTAAAGCTAAACGAGCATTATCTACTATAACTTTACTTATACCAGTTATAGCTTTTGTCCTTTCAAGTTCTCTATCTAAATTCTCTCCAGTTAAGTCTTCATCATTTAATCGTTCTAATTGTTCGAATAAATGATTGTTTAAATCAACTAATTTATTTCTTGGCAAGATTACTACTCCTTTCTATTAATTTTGCAATTGTAATTCCAACTTTAGTGGCTTCAGGTAAGTCCTTATAAAATAATTGTTGTTTAGCCATAATCAAAGCTGTTTTATTTGAAATACATATTAGATTATCTAAATCAAAGTTTCTATTATTTCCATCAGCAAATATTACTCTATGACTTTTAGGAATAGGTCCATACGTTTGTTCGTAAATATACGTATGTTTACTTTTCCAAACACTTGGATTTGCTGTTTTAATAATTATGTATCCATTCTTTCCAATGCGTTCACTTCCAATAGGCTTAGTATTAACTGGTATACTGCCTTTTTGAAAACACGTTTTTCTAGAGTTCTTTTGACCTTCTTTAGTCATATAGTCATCCCATTTTAAACCTTTAGTGAAAGACGGAACGCCACGTTTAAAATTAAATTGTCTACCTGTTCTAAATTTATGTTTACTTGCTTGGTGTTTTAACGCTTGAATTGAAACATTAGTGTTAAATTTCTCATTGAATAGTACCACCATATCTTTATACTGATGAGTCTTAACGTGATTTTTAATAAACTCAAGTTCTTCTTCAGTATATTTATGTGGACTTTTTTTAGTCATTTTCTTCACCATTTAACTCACTTAAATAAAGAGAAACTACTTCTTTAATATCATTTTTTAATTCAATCAAATCATCACAAACTAAAGCATCTTGTTGATAAGCAACCTCTTTCATTGAGCAATGTTTATCAAAAACTAACTCTATCATTTTATTTATAACTTTATTCATTTTTTATTCACTCCTTATCTAATGCTTGACCGCATTCAGGACAATAATTTGGTATATCACATACCCAACAATATCCACAAGTAGGACAAGAATGCTTATAACAATTATATCTATCATCTTCAAAATTTTGTTTAATTGTTTTCTTTGGTGTTGCTTTGTCTACTAGTTCTTGAAGTAATTCTTTTTCTTTACAAGGTTCTAACTCGTTATCACAGTTACCACAATAACATTGGTTACAAAATTTATCTAATGATTTTTGGTATTTATTCATCTAACAATCCCTCTTTTTCAATAAAATAATAACTATACTTCTTTACATTTTCTTTTGTATACTCTTCAATATACATTTTAGGCATACAACCATAAGTAGATGTTTCTTGTGATTTACGAGCAACTTCTAATATAATTGACGCTTCATACTCTGTTAATTCCATTACAAATGTTGTTTCATCATCACAACCTACAATGTTGATTATATATTTCTTTTCTTCCATACTATTTTTCCTCAATTTCTCTTGCTTTTTCATTATATCCATCATAGTACCCATCGCAATATGCTTTTTTAATTTGAACAACTGTACATAAATCTTTTGAAGTTCCTATGGTATTCCAAACACTAGTTGATGTATCCATAACACCAAACACATTTTGTTTTTCATCATATATAATTTTAACTTTTTCGTATATTTGTTTCATAATTACACCTCGCCATCTTGTGGCATTTCGAATACTCTATCGTAACCTTCTTTGTCACAGTATTCTATATGTTTTTCTATCATAGTTAACACAAGTATTGTTTTTTGTTTACTAGAGTAATAACCTAAACACATTCTATCATTTGGTGAAACGTGATTATTTGTAAATATTCCATAACCTTGATTAGTTAAATAATACATTCTTAATGTATTGACTTTTGTTAAGGACTCTCTATCTTGACTTCTAATCCACATACTACTTTTCCTCGATATAACATATTCCACCGTAATTAACTACGATCGTTCCATCTTTTAATTTGTATCTTGCTTCGATACCTCTTACTAAACAGCTAACTGATTTCTTAATTAATTTTTTAAATTCTTCTTTTGTCAATAACATATTTTGCTCTCTTTCTTGCTCTGCTTTTACACTGACTTGCAACAGTCCTAGGTAGCATTAAGAAATAGGCTGAACTGTGTTCAATTAAGTTATACCACTTTATTAAATTGTTTTTAGGAAGGGGATATATTTTATGTAGATAGTGGGATAACACCTAGGCTTTTTATAGCCGACTAGGAAAGAGCTTACGTCTGATTTCCTAGTTTCGTATTACTTTTCAAATACTCATCAGGGCTATTTTATAATTCTCTCATTTTTATTTTAGGTTCTTTAGGTTCTTTAATTGGAAGTTCTATAATTTCAGTAGAATCATATTTATAAATACTATAAGTATCTCTATAATTAATTCCACCTCTTCTTAAACCTCGATCAAGTTCCATATCAATATATCTTTGATATTTATCAACAATACTTTGGTTTAGGTTTAAGTTATATTCTTTACATCTTTCTAACGCCCATATAGTAGCGTAATATTCAGACTCACATCGTCTCATACTTTTAGTAAAAGTCATTATGTGACCGATCTCGTGTAACAACGTAAACGTTGAAGAAAAACTATTAGCTTGATTCCATTTGCAAATTCTTCGTGTTCCATCACAATGTGCGTGAGTTCTTTGTCGGCAAGTTGAATTTTCAACAATTACAATTTTGTATTTTTTAATAACTTCATTTTGAATCTCTAAATATGTCATATATATCTCCTTTATTAATACCTATAATTATACTAAGCTTTACTGTTTAAATTCATCTGAGGCTAAATTTTAAGTCTTATTTTTAATTATTAGCTAGTTTAACTAATAATTCTTTACCTTTTTTACAACTATATACTGAAATAACTTCTCCTTTATTAATTAAATCATATAAACTATAACCCCAAGTGTTTCTATCTTCTTTACAAACTAACCAACTATATTGATTGCCATAGTAATAGTGTTTCATTAAATAATAATTACCTAATTTGTAACCTCTAACTTCACCATCAAAATCTCTTAAAGTTTCTAATTTAATTTGTTTCATATATATCTCCTTTTCATTAATTGGTAATTTTTACCATACTACGTATATATTATATCACAATAGTAAATGTTTGTAAATAGTTTTTTGCAAATTTGTCAAACTTTTTTTTATTTTGATATAACTGTTTAATTGGTAATATTTACCACTTATGGTTATATTATATCACCATAATAATTGATTGTAAATATGAAAACGTTTTCATTTTCAAAAAGTTTAAAAAAGAGCCGTTTCCGACTCTTAGTACTCATTGATACCGATCAATACCATATTTGCATTATCACTTAAAGCATTTCCTGCAAAACCAGTAATTCTAGTATCATAGATATTTAATTTCTTCATACAAGTTTTTCTAGTAACTCCATCAGCACTAAACTCGTAAGGCATTTCAATACAAATAGATTGACCGTTCCACTTGCTACCATCGTATCTTACTTTAGGTAAATGATAGTGGAAGTTCATTTCATTAATGCTTCCATTTTTAGCAAATGTTAATACATAACCATTAGCACAATTTGATAAAGCTTTACTAAAAGTTGTATCAAAAGTAGCATTTACTAAATTACCAACTGAAGTGTATAACATCTTAACG